GCGAACAGAACATTCAATACGAGTCGCCCCCATAGCTTTAAGCCAATCTATAAACCCTTTATGATGTTCTATAGAATTGCCAAAATTACCGCCAAAAGCTGAAACATATGCAACTCGTGCATATGGATAATTTAACCATTGTATAGTGACGCAACCTAATATGGTGTTATCACTATTGCTACCAACAAGTAATGTTTGTTCTCCACGTATAAGATATTCTTTTAAGTTATCTATAGAGTAGTATTTACTAGTATTACTTTTCTCAAATACAGGTTTTAATAAAGGCTCAACAAAAGGCCATACCTGATGTATGTAGTTAGGATCTACATGTTGTACTTTTAAATTCATGCAAGCAGGCCTTTACGTGCTTTTGAATCTACAGCAACCTTACCTTTACCTACAGTTTTACTTCTACGTTTTTGTACTCTATCAACCATTGCTTGAAGAGATTTAGCACCTGCTTCAGTAGAACCATTACCTAACTCAGATACAATCCGTGCAGGGATAACAAATTCACCATCAGCAAGTCTCGCAGGTTGTTTACCACTATCACCTATTTGAGCGGGGATTGAATCACTAACACCATCCCCTGGACCTCTAGTTAAGCCAGCAATACCACCATGAGAGTACCCGCCTAAATTATCCCTCATCATACCCCCAGCAGCTGCCATTTGAGTAGGTTGAGGTTGTACAGGTTGTTGTACGGGTTGTATAGGTTGCGCCATTGTAGGTTGTGCGCCCATTATTCCCTGCGGAGCAGGTGTTTGTTGAGGTTGTACAGGCTGTTGAGCTTGTGGTTGTGCTTGTTGAATTTGTTGCATAGCTCTAGCTACAATTGGATTCATTTGACCTTGTTGCGATGAGTCAGTTACAGATCCACCAAAAGCATAACCAACATCAGTATTATAATAATTAGGCACGGTAGTCCTTGGAATATCTTGTTGTATATAAGGTATAGGGTCGTAGATACTAGCAGTAGCAGGCGCTTGAGATTGTTGTTTGCTAGAAGTACCTCCCATCATATTCATCGCTGCACCCCCCAACTGCATTGCTATAGCTGGATTGTCCTTAATCAGTTTAACACCTTTGTCTATATAGCCCACATTAGATGGTGAAGCTGCTGCAGGAGAAACAGCAGAAGGTGTGTTCACAGCATTAATAGCAGCAGTATTACTTGCATAAGAACCTGGCCCCATAGGTGGAGCAGAAGTGGTTATAGGTTGCCTAATAGCTGACGACATATCTCCAGAAGTCATCGGGGTTGGGTTAGGTTCAAAAGCTATAGGTATATCAGGACCCAATGGAGTTTGAGAAAGAGTTGCAGGGCTTATTTTAACACCATCACCAGCACCCACTGCCGCAGTTGAGCCACCTACGTCTGATACATCAGCTAGAGTTTCACCTGTACCCACAGAATCAACCCCTTTCATATACCCTCCGATACCCCCAGCAGCTCCACCAAGTGCTGCTCCTGTTAAAGGGTCTTCACCACCTGCGGCAGCCCCAGCGGCACCACCTGCGGCACCAGAAGCAGCGCCAATAGCTGTGGACGCCCCAGTGCCACTTGCTGCAGCACCTAATCCTGCACTTAAACCACTAGCCATTCCTCCGGTAACAACTCCACCAATCCCCCCCATTAGCGCACCTTTACCAACATCCTGACCTGTCGCTGCTGAGGTTATAGCCCCTAATCCTGCTCCAACAGCACCTGCAGCTAATCCCCCGCCAACAACACTACCTACTGTCGCTGCAGTAACAGCAGCACTGCCCGCTGCAACCCCACCTGCTGCTACAAACGCCGCTGCTGATGCCGCAGTCGCTGCGGCTGATATTACAAATGCCATGATGGTGCTCCTAACAGCAGTTGCTGTTGATATTCTTCAAAGGTAGCAGAGACGAGTTCTTTTTCAATGGCTTCAATCTCTATGTTATCTGTTCTATGTACGGTAATAAAAATTACATCTGTTTCTGCATACCCTAAGCGTTTAACACCCGGCTTATCAACCATGATGTGGCCTTCAGAAATAATGTAAGATTCAGTACCGTTAGTGATTCTTATTCTGCCTTTAGCTAAAATAGCAATGCTTTCAAAATTGTGTATCTTCCCTGTCAATATAGTCCCTGCAGGTATAAACATACTCCTTGCATAAACACCATCTATTTGATAATGCTCTATGGGTAACTCTACTTGTGGCATTTGCAGTAGTTCTTGTTCAATGCGCAGTATTTCAGGCATCGTTCCAAGTTCGGCTAAGTTACTCATTATAACCCTTATATATTGTTTTTAGTTACTCATTATAACGCTTATGTATTGTTTTTACAGAGTTTATCATTAATAAAGCGCAGATACGAATGTTGATGTTAAAATAATTGAAGGCGATGCAGGGTGAGCTGGAGATACACCCGGAGGATATGTTGCAGCAACAGTATTACCTGAATCAGAGCTCATCATTAACTGCACATAATCTCCTGCGTTTATAGGTATAACAAGGTTCCATGAAACAATCGCAGCGCCAGCAATACCTGCATGAATAGTCGGTATACTAATGATCCCAGCACTATTAGCTATGTCCACACCATTTTGCCTAAACCACATTGTTACGTTATCAATCGTATTAGCAAAAGATATCAACTGAGCACTAAACTGGATGTTGTAATACCCCGGAAATTCGTAAACTACTTTTGTATTATCTAGAGGGTCTATGGTAACTTGATTACTAACATCGATAGATGTCATGGCCACCGTCAATGGAGTTGTTGGCGAGGGTACTGGTTGTGCCTCTGATACATATGCACCAGCCGTATGGGACGTGTTAGTCGAACCATATACGCCACGAGTAATACCTGTAAATGTTGTTGATGTTTTACCTGTATACCCAACTAACTCAGTTCCAATTATTAACGCCCCTGCTGACAAAAACAACGCAGTGCTTGTCACTTGGATAGGAGCTGTAGAGACATTGCTCATGTTTGCAGTTAGCGTGGTAACACCGTTCTGATGAAAGGCTCCATTAGGAAACCTTAAGTATGCTCCGCCTACATTGCCACTTAGAGAAGCAAGTGCATTGTCTATCTGATTAAAATAAAGCCGCAAGATATTGTTCAACATATCCGCATACTGCTTACTATACTCAGGTGGAGCAATAGATAAGTTAGGGGCTTTAGATGTAACTAGAGGAGCTATAACTGTCATAAAAATCCTTTAAAATCAATAACTTAACTCAGCGTCTGCCATCAGGACGCACGTCATATCTAGGATTACCTAACTGCCAAGCAACACCTAATGAATCAGACTCAATTCTAAAGCTCATCTGTCTACCGCGTAGCCTTGTGTAAACCTGTCCTGTAAACTGTTGTACTACGTACACGCTTGAGTTAGGTGGGTAAGGAGGAGCATAATTATCTGAGCTTGTTACCACAGGCGCATCTGCTGTACCATATGGTGCACCGGAATTTTGTCTAGGAACTATAGTAATAGTCACATGGGGGTTATTAACAGCCGATCCGTTAAAGTTTACGTCAGGGAGCATACGCCATACAAACCCAAAGCTTTGACCATCTTCAATATCAAAGTCGGAAGACTGCACATAAGCGGCAATAGGCTCAGTGGTAAGCCCTGCATTATCATCTACAGAAGACTCGTGATAAAGCATACGGTTATTATAATCTGCAGCTATAGGATATGGGCGTATACCTGAATCTAACCACGCAGACCGAGCCATACTGCCTGAGTACCACACATTGTCTAAGTAGTTATAAATAACGTAACGATCAACTACAGTTGTATCCTCAGAGCAATAGAACCACCACACTTCGTTATACCCAGAGTTACCTCCAGCAAATACCTGATAACCTTGAGCTGAGTTAAGGTCTTCAAACACATACTGCTTTAGTGTACAGTTAAGAGTTTGTACTGTACCGTTATAGACATAAAACTTATCAAGCCCCATCCAGTACGTAGCGTTGTTTACAGTAATAGCCGCATTGGGGGATATGATAGAGATGTTGTCCATTAACACATCAAACTTATACACATATGGAGGACCTAAATACTGCATAGTATAAAGACAAGAGTCTGTCCAAATTAAGTTTTCTTGCCGAGTCACTTCTGCTGCGACAATATATGACCCATGTGTAAGTCTAAACTCACCAGATTGGTTAGTAATAGTAGGCACCCAATCATAAGGGAGAGCTTGATCTGACCAACGTACAAGCATAGGGTCAAACGCAGTTACTGGAGAAGCAGGGTACGGTGCATAAGAATTTGCGCCAAAAGCTATAACAAACCGTTGTAAAGCTGAAGCAAGGATTTGATTAGTAGCAATAGGAACATATG